TCAGATGTTCTCAGGCATGGTCTCCATGAGCCGCGCGTACTGGTTCATCGATTCGGGTTCGACGCCCAGCCACATTGCGACCTGTTCCGATGACGTACCACGACGCAGCTGCCGTAAGGCGAAGGTGTGGCGCAGTCTGAAGGAGCCGCCTTCGATGTTGTCGATCCCGGCTTCTTCCAGCACCTTGTTCGCGCACATGTAGTGCGAATCCCGGCTCCATTGTTTGCCCGTGCGTGTCGATGGAAACAGGAAGTCCCCGACGATCGCGGCATCCTGCCGAACCTTGATCCAGTGGTGAAGCAACTCGCCGGCCCAGGGAGCAATGGGCGTCTCGCGTGCCGGCCAGTTGCCGTGGTTCGGCACGGCGATCTTCCAAGGTCTGTCCCTGACGCGGCCACCCTGGGAGATCGGAGAGCGCAAGGTCAACGCCCGGATGTCCGCGGGCGTCAAGCCGCCTCCCAACTGCAGGCCGACCGCAGCGCGATTGCGCACCTGCTGCCAATTCAAGCCCACCGGATTTTCACGCGCCGATCCCGATGCTCCCGGCCGAGGCCGCGCTGCCGAGAGGAAGGTGATCAGATGTCGCGTTTCCGAGATCGACAGGAAATCGGGAAGGGGATCGGCCTGGGATGCTTCCGCATAGCGGATCTCGGGCTGTGCGGCGATCCACTCCGAGGCGGCTTCATTGGCAGGTTCACCAGTTTGAGCAGCCTGATGCCTGAGTACTCGATCTACGAGCCGCAGCAGTCGCAATGCATGGCGAGGGGACAGCGACAGATCCGAACTTTTCATGCCGAAGCGAGCTGTCTGAAAACCTTGAAGATCGTCGATCGTGATGTGCGCCAAGGTCACCGGCGGTGTCTGTGCCAGTGACCAGCTCATGAATCCGCCCCACATATCTCGGTAGACCTGGATGGACGACGGTTGTCTCAACGTGCCTTGAGCCACTTGATCCGAGAGCCAGTTCTCGAATGGTTGCTTGAGACTATCGAGTGGAGAGTCTTCTTCGAAAGGAAGTAGAGATTGCATGTATCTGCTAACGGGATTGAGAAGCAGTTATACACTAGATTCACAAGAAGGAAAGAACTAACGTTAGCCGATTTAACTTGAAGCACTTGGTCCGAAAAGGGAGTGTGGTCGTGCCTGTTGAACACACACAGCTGATCCAGATTGCACAGCGGAGGACAACTGCCTTTTACGTCGATGCCATGCTGTGAGTGCTGCGTTCCGAGGCGCGCTGGAGAAATCTGCCCCCGCGCTACGGCCCCTGCAAGAGCGTGCACAAGCGAGCGCTTCACACGCTAAGTCGAAAAGGAGTCTGGCGGCGTCTGTCAAAGGGAGCACCGGATTCGGCTCCGGGGCGCTCCCAAGAAGGTCTAAGCACGAAGATTCAGCTAGCCGTCGACGCCCTGAGGCGACCGATACACGTGCTGCTCACGGGCGGGCAGCGCAACGACATTACCCAGGCCCGGGCTCTGCGCGCACAGCTCGTCAGGCTGATTTGATTTCTAAATAGCTGTACGCCACTCGACGAGGCCAAACCAACGATATAAATACAACAATGTATAAAGGCTCGAATCGGTAAAGCCAACGGACGTTATGTCAAGCACTTTCATGCTTGGAAAATGTAATATCTGTCAGGGTATCACGCGCCGTAGCAGCGGCCGATGAACCTTCGGTTCCTCTCGATCTGCTGGCTGCGGCTGCACGCCGCAGAACATCCGTTCAGCAATGAAAGGGCTTTTCGGCAATGTCGGTCCATACTGTCATAGCGCTTTGCTTAGTCGTCATCCTGGCTTGTTGGCTTGTCGGAAGTCGATGGCTGAAGCGCCGACAGCAGGTCCGATCGGTAAGGTTGCTGCCGCCGGGCCAATGGCGGGACGCTCGGGCATTCGACTATCAGCCGCGGGCGTTCCGTTCGGATTCGAGGCGACGGCGGGAGGACTGAACGCATCGAACGGCGGGTTGTCCGCCCAGGCCCGGCACTCAGCCTCCGACAAGCCGGCATCGCTGCCCTGCTGCGTGAGGCACTTCCACTTCTTGCCCATGAAGATGGCACCGGCGACACGAGGCATCACCGTCACGTGCCGGAGCTGGTCGTAAGCCGGAGCGCTGTCGGGCCGACTGCTGACGCGAGGTATCCAGGCCACGCGGTCATCAATGAAGTTCACCGGCGTGGCCACCTCTGCGTGCTGAGACGATGGCGGCACGGCACCTGACGGCCCCGTGGCAGCGACCATTCCCGAAGTCTGGGGGGTACCCGACTTGTTGGGATTCATGCGCGCCTGGACCATCTCGTAGGCCTTCCAGGACATCACCACGACCATGATGAGCGCGATGACCATCACCGCCAGCATCCACGGTACCGAGCGGACCGGCTTGACGTGGATGGAGGCCGACTTGTAGTTGGCCTGGGCAGCCTTGTCGAGCTTGTAGCGCTTCTTGATCGGCGCGTTCTTCCAGCCGGTGCGGCAGTTGTCGGCGCACTCCGGCCACTCGTACCACCAGCGGCCGAGCATTCCGAGATCTCGAAGATGCACATGGCGGCCGACAAGCGCCCGAACGTTCGAATCAACGAGGTTGGGCCCCTGCGTGATGATGTAGAAGTCGAGGCCGTGATGGCGATGGGTTTCCAGCTTGGCGACGTGCTCCGGGACCTTCTGGCCAGAGCCGCGAGGACGCCAGACGTTTTGCACCTCGTCCAGGATGATGGCGGCGCCGTCCGGCACCGTGTCCGGCCAGGTCGTCGGATCGGCGAGCTCGATGTGCGGAATCTTCAGCTCGGGGATGCCGAAGACATAGAGCGGACGATCCTTCCCGATTTCAACCAGGAGCGACACCAGGGCGTTGGACTTGCCAGTACCAGGAGCGCCAGTGATGAGCGTAATCATGAGGTCTGGCCCGTGGTCTGGAGGGCGAAGCGCTTCATGACCATCCAGGCCAGGGCCGAGGTCATGCCGCCCGACATGATGGCCATGGCGTCGAAGAAGCCCGACATGAGCAGGAGCTGCAAGAGGTCACCGGTGATGCCGGTGAACGAGTCTTTGACGGCAGTGAGGGCCGAGCCAAGCGCTTTGTCCGCACCGACATAGGTTGCCGTGCCGAGGCCGAGCGCCGAGAAGACCCGAGTGACGATGGGCCACGTGATCGAGGCCAGCCATTGGGCGATGTTGTCCATGGTTATTCCCTGCGGGCAACGCCCAAGAACGTAAGCGCCGCCGTCAGATATGCAAAGCCAATGAAAAGCGGCTTGATGGCCTTGGCGAAATCACACAGCGCCTCAATGGTGAAAGAGAAGGTCTGGCCCATGAGCTGGACGACCTTGGGCGCTGGGCACTGGCCACCGGACGGAAAGCCCGACTCCTTTTCGATCTTGAGCGGGACATCGGTGTTTTTGATCTTCTCGGGCTCCAGCTCGCCGAGCTTCATCTTCTGACACGCCAGGATGTCCGGATATTTCTCGCAGAGGTCCGGCGTTTTTTCGACTGGCTCTTTGGGTGGATCGGGGTCACCGACGGGCGGATCATTGGGATTCGTGATTGGCGGCGTGACGGGCGGAGTCCAAGGGTCACGCTTGGGCGGATTAGTCAGCGGATCACCGACGGGCCGGTCCTGCGGCTTGATGTCGACGCGGAAGGGCGAGTCCGGCGACGGTGCGGGCGTGATCTGGATTTCCGGCTGAGTCCAACGCGTGGGGTTGCTGTTAGGCACCTTCACGGGGTCACCTTGCGGAATGATCAGCGGTGCCGATGGGCCGTTGGGCGCCGGCGTCGGGTTGATCGATGGCACGTCGATCGGCAGAGGAACGTTGGGGATTTCTGGAAACACTTCGGGCGGGATCGTCTTGGGCGCCATGCGCTCCTCGACCTGTTCGGGGGTGATGGTCTTGGGCGGAGGTGTCTGGACACAACCAGCGGGCGTGACGTACCACCCAGCAGGGCAGGAGGCATCGTCTCTCTTGTAGTCCACTCCGGGTTGGTAATAGACATTGCCATTGGCGAGCCTGACCGTGCATGTCTCGCCAGACACGGAGCCCGAATGAGGCGCACCGGAGGGATTCCATCCGTTCGCGAAACTGGCGCTCTGATCGCATCCAGTCTGGAGGTCGCGATTCCAAGCGCCTTGCGCGCCGTTGGTGAGCCGAACGGCTCGTAGCATGCCGTCATAGGGCTTCGGCGGCTCTGCATCCGGGCCACACGTGAGAACCCAGGCACCGTCTTTGCGGCCAATGCACTCGGAGGCGAGCCACGCGGCACCAGCGACGCCGAGACCGAGCGGATTGAGCATCAGCCCGCGAGCGGCGAAGCGGCCAGCATTGGCAGCGAATCGGCCGGCGACCGGAATGGTGACCGACCTGCCTCCGGCATTAATGACCGAGGAGGCGGTCCAGTAGCTCCCGGTATTGGCTGCAGCTCGGGCCGGGATGGAGCCGTAAGTAGCGCCGGTGCCAGCAGACCAGCCGGGCGGCGGTGAGAGTTGGGCATAGCCGGCAGACGCTGACCCTGCGAAGGTCAGGAGCGCCAGGGCTACCACTGTTGCAAGACGATCCATATCGTTCCCAAGACGGCCGCGAAGCCCGCCCAATATTCAGGCGTTGCCATAGTTGCCCCCGGTTTCGCCTCGAAAGGCGCGCGTGAGGAACATGAGGCAGTAAGCGGCGATCCAGGGCGCGACGACCATCCAGCCGAGGGTGATGCCATCTACTGCACCGAGCATCGCGCAGGGCTGCGCGGTGTACGGCTGCACGCTCGTATACGAAATGCTCTTGTCCACCGACGTGAGCACGTAGGAAATCGAGGTGTCTGTGACGGGACCGACCGAGACGAAAAACGATCGGCCGCCCTCATTGATGACGGACCCCCCGACACTCGATGCAGCGACTTGCGCCGCTTGAGTGGGGGAGCCGTAGCAAGCTGATCCGACCTGATAGGAGGCCATCACAGTCCGCGTTTGAGGAAGGCATGCGCGAACAGGGCAACCCGCGCAGCGAGCACCAAAGCAGAGACGAGCGTCACGTTGATGCCCATCTCGGCCAGGATCGGCGCGAGGAGTACCACGGCCGAGCGAGCCTTACAGGCCCTTGCGGATGAACTTGAAGGCAAAGACGGCCACGATGGCCGCCAGGACGATGCCGGCGACCTTCAGGGCATCGACCGAGAGGGCATCGAGGGCCGTTTGCACTTCGGTGGGGATGGCGGCATGGGCCTGGGACACGAGGGCCAGCGGCGCGGCGGCGACGAGGGCGGTACGACGGGCGAGGACTGCGAAACGACGGTTCATGGGAAGACTCCAGTAATGAACTGGTGGTCCCGGAAATCGGGATTGCACCCGAAGGCCCACGGCGTCTCTCGACGTTGATGGGCTATCGGTTGAAATCACTGAAAGAACAGGGCGCGTGCGCGGCGCAGGACGCAGTCGAGGCGCTGAAAGAAGAGGGCGCCGGATGAGGGGTAACGGTAATTCCTCATCGCATCAGGTAGCCGAGGGCCGAGAGAAGGCCAAAACCGGCGAAGGAGCCGATAGAGAACCAGATGGGGAAAAGAGCGATTCGCATCGTTGCCTTTCAATAATCGTTGGCAGTGCCCAGGCGATCGAGATCGATCGCAATAGGCTTGTCGTCGAAGTCGCACCAGTCTTGGATCAACTGTTGCGCGGCCTCTGGATCGTCCACCACGCCGCCGCCAGCTTCGCGCAAAGAGACGACCCACACGGGCTGACCATCTTCGAGCGACGGCACGAGGAAACGGCCGGTAGCGAGTGACTGGACGAGCAGGCGCATCAAGCTGCCTTAGCTTGCGCCTGGCGCTCGACGGGCACGATGGCCTTGAGCGTGAGCTTCGAGCCGTCGTCGCGGGAGGCTTCCATCGTGAAGGTCGCACGAGCCTTGATCGGCAGCGCACCGCCCAGGTGAGCCCACTTGTCGAACTCCTTCGCGTCGCCGAGCTTGAACGGGCGCGTGACACGGCCGATGGAGCGGCCGGCGCCGTTTTCCTTGAGGTCCACTTCGCAGTGGAAGGTGCAGGACGAGAACGCGCGGCCTTCATATTCGCCGGCCGATTCCTTGACCGCGTGGACGATGACTTCCGATTGAAATTCCATGATGGTTCCTTGCTGCCTGATGTCGGTCTATGCGAGGGCGTGGCAAGCGCCTTCGACCGGAGAAACGGAGTGGCACACCGAGGCGAAGGCCTTCGAGATCTCGGCCTTGCTGAACTTCTGCAAACGCCCTGGGAGCTTGGTGCCGGTGACGAGATCGAGGAACTCGTCGCCCATGTAGTGGAAGGCGGCGGCGATGGTCGGCGCGGCCGTGTGGTAGGCCCAACGGACGACGCGGGAGACTTCGGCCTGGACGGTTTCAAGGGCGAGGCGCGGCGTTGTGGCCACGGGCTGCGGCGTGACGATGGCGTCGGCCTTGGCCAGCATGAGGGCGTGCCAGTCGGAGGCACCGGCGAAGAAGTCGGCGGGCCGGCGCAGCATGTCGGCGCCCAGGACGCGCAGCTTGTTGCCGTAGCGAAGCTCGATGCGCAGCCATTCGGAACCGCTCTCGGCGCCGAACAGTTGATGGCCCTTTTCGTAAGCATTGGTCTGCTTGCCGGCCTCCTTCGAGCCGAAATACAGGGACCGTTCGCGGCCGTTGAGCCAGTCGCCGACACAGTTGGACTTGAGCCGCTTGCCGCCCGAGTCACAGGCGCCGGACTTGTAGTCCTCGACGATGGAATCCAGGCCACCGGGCAGGCCATCGAAGAAGTCGAGGGCAAGATCGCAGCGGGTCAGGTCGCCGTCGCGCTGCTCGATGAGGTCGGCCAGCCGGTGATTCCAGCCATGAGCGGCGAAGGTGCAGGCGGCGCCGAACAGGTTAACGTGCAGGGTCTTCGCCTGTGCTTGCTGGCGCGGGCTGTCACTGGACGAGAGGAAGCCGACCCAACCGCACTCGACGCCGTTGCGCTCGATGGCCCAACGGTATCGGTAGAAGTCGTGGCCCTTGCGCATGTCCACCGCGACGGCGTAGTCGGTGCCGAGGACGCCAGCCACTTCGGTGGCGAGGTCGCGGGCCTGTGCGGCTGCGCCGAACGCTTCATCGGGAAGCTCGGCCAGGATGCGGGCGATCTGCTGCTGGCGGAAGTTGTCGTCCCAGATCGAGGCAGCGGCGGGCGGGAACAGGAGATCGACGCTCGGCGTCGGATTGTTGCGCAGGAGGGTCGTGAAGCGAACCCAGTCCACATGAACGGGCGTCTTCGATGCGGCGCGCTCGGCTTCGAGACGGACCTTGATTTCCGATCCGTCGAGGACGAGGGCGGACTTGGAAGGGCGGGTCAC